TAATTGCTTTGGCCGTTGTAAACGGGAATAGTTTGCGATCACGTTGCACCCAGTTGTAGCGCATACCTGATAGCGGTAATTCTTTGTACACGGCTTTGCCTGCCTGTATTGCTGACTGTGCGATAGCGGTTGCGTCTGCTTTAAAATCTTTTTGCAGTTGCGGGTCAATTTTACGCAAAGAGTTAATCGTTTGTTTGACCCCGACAATTTCAATAGTTGTTGATGTTGGCATTGCGCTACCTCTTTTGCTTATTCAATAGCGTAATCACCGTTATCAGGTCGCGCGTGTCAAACTCAATTGTCGTAGGCCAATACCCTGTTGCGACTAACAGTTCTGCTAGTTGCCGTCGGTAACTGCCTACGCCGTATGGTTTGGGTCTGTCTCGTCTATTGCCTCAATAGTCATGTTCGGATTTTCTTTTACCCAGTCACGATATGTTGCAGGCATTTTTTGGCCGCTAAGTTTTAGCAAGTTGTATGCCCAGCAAACTAGATCGGTGTAGCCGATACCTTTGCCGTCACTAATTTTGCGACCCTCAGTTTTTTCCCATTCGCAGATAACAAACATATTTGTTGTTAACTCGACTGGCTGTACGCCGTCTTGTAGATCTACTTTAAGTTTTAGTCTCATTGCCTTGTCCTGTTCTCGGCCAGTTGTGGCGCGTTTGTTTTATGGCGTAATGTCAGCGACGTATGTGCCACCCATAAGTTCAATTTCGTACACGGCTAATTCTCCAAGGTTGCTGTTGACGACTGGCAACGCGCTTAAAAACGTGTTGGTCAATTCAAAGCCGGGGTTTGTGGCTGACAATGCAGCGCTAGTTGGCTTGACGCGGATAAAGCATTTTGTGCCGACAAGTGCTGACAAAACTGCGTAACTTTCTGACGCGGCGTAAGACGCATACAAAGTAATTGACGCGCTGTTGTTTTGTAGGCCGCCTGTGTTTGTGCGGGCAGTCGAGCCGAACGCGGTGTCCTCTAAAGCTTCTACAACGTAGTTGACGGTTACTGCGGTTACCTGATCGGTGATGTCGGTAACCGACACGCTGCTTGCGCCAATTTCTACGACGCTGTTTGAAAGATAAGTGCTAGTTGCCATTGTGATTACTCCTTAGGTGTCTTTATAGTTTTACCATACCGCAACGATATGCGTGTGTATGCTCACGCTGACTGCGCTTGCAAGCCAACTGCCACGTCATAACACGGATATTCTTGCCCGCCTATGTCAAGTGTGCCGGGTCTGCCCGACATTGCAATAACGCTTGAGCCGAGCACTAGCGCGGTGATCTGCAAAATCTCACGCAACACGGGTAGCCCTGCTGGGCCGCTGCCAACAATTTTTATCGGAAAGTCCATACGCACGATGTTGCCGTTGCCAGCGATTGTCGTAAAACTTGGCGCTGTAATAAACACACAATTAGGCACAAGTCGAGTTGGGTCATTGACAACCCTAAGCGATGTAACGGCTGTGAGCGTGGCTGTGAGATCGTCTAGCGCCTCGTTAAACAGGTCTGTGTACGGTGCAGGCACTATGCCACCGCTGGTCTGTCAATACCTAACAACTGTTTAACAATCGGTGTCATTGACTGTTGCGGTGCTGTACCCATGTTGTCAAACGACGCAAACACGTTTTCTAGACTGCCTCGACTACGCCACAACGCTGCACAATACATTAAACAGCCGAGCGTTACGTCCCCGCTAGGCGACGTGCTGAGATTGTCGTTGTAGCCTGCCTCGGCGCGGCGGCGACTGCAAAACTGATTGCCAGCGCTTACGGCCTGCGTTGCCAGCGTGTAATCGTCAGACGGGTTAGTAATTGACACGCCAAGATAAGTGACAAGGTTTGCGACCGTGACCCAAGTACAAGTCGGCGTAAACGCAACCGTGCCGGTATAGATCGCAACAAATTCAACGTCATCACCTGTGCAAGCAAACAAAATTTGATTAGGTACAGCAACATTGACGTTGTAATCAAACTCGCCTGTAATGCCGTCAACGCCAACGTACTGATATTGCGGACAAGCCAACACGGTAAACGTGCCGTTAAACGGTGCGCCTAAACTGCCTACAACTACGGTGTTGCCAACCTGTATGTCGGTCGGCTCGAGCGTTGCTATGCAGGCGTAGTTATCTAGTAACTGTTTTGACGCTGTTAGATATGTTGCCATGAGCGGTTTTGCCGCCTACGACTAAGCCTGTGTGATCTTGCGGATCATTCCTGAGATTGCAGCAAACGTTGAAACGTAACCGTAAAACGACATTGTGCGACCAAGTGTTGAAGGTACTTCAACGCTCATCAAGCCACGGATTTGCTCGTAAAACTCAAAAGCATCGCCTTGACCTTGGCCTACGCGGGTAATAATCATTGTCTTGCCAGCAAAGTTGCTGTCAACTACCAACTGCAAGCCAAGTGGCGTACCGTTCCACGATGTTGCACTTCCGCCGCCTAGTGCGTTTTGGCCTGTAAGGCCTGCACCGATAAATGGGAAGATTGGGCGGTTAGTTGTGTCAACAAGTCGACCAAGTTGTTCCCAAACATCAACGGACACAAACATATGAGTTGGCATCCAGTTGCGTTGACTTGAAATATCACCTGCGGAGTTATAAATTGACGCAAGCAAGTCAGTAACTGTTCCGTCCCAAACACCAGACGATGTTGCTGCGGTAAGCAAATTGTCCGCTGCAATGTTGTCTGATGCAATCATGTATTCGCCCATTAAGTCATTAAGAATTTGTTGCATTGCGTCGGGTGAAGTAAACGAAATGTCTTGTGCAGACAAGGTAACTTGACCGGCAAGTGTAGTTTTTGTGACCGAGTTTGCGGCAATGACCATTGTCGTTGCTGAAACTGCACTCAATTCTGTGGCTTGTGCTGCAACTGACGTGTGAGTTGTGATCGTTGGTCGAATAAATGTTTTTTGTGTACCGCCGTCAGGATATGCGCGGACCCCAACTGCATCAACTGTAGGCCTCAAAAAATTAAGGTCTTGTACCAACGGGCCGAGCACAACGGTGCTAAGAAGGCCGGGTGTATCGCCAGTTGTTACATCGCCCGCTGCTGCTTGCAATGGTGTGCGCTGATTTTTTGAAAACTCTTGCACGGCAGCGTTCATGTTTTTGTATGTGTCGCCACCAATGTGATAAGCGGCCATAAATTCGCCGGCTGTTGGTAGTTTAAATTCTTTTTTAGGTTGTGCCCAAAGTTTGTCAACAGTTGCTGTTGCTGCTTCGACTACTGGTGTTGTTGGTGTTTCGCTCATGGGGGTTGTGTCCTTTTGTTCTTGTTGTTCTGATTGTATAGCACTTGTCAATTCAGTTTCGGGGATACCTTCGGCTACCTCGTCGGGTGCGCTGGCTGCGACTTCGGTAATGACTGCACCGCTAAACGCGCCTTCGCTGACCAGCGACAATTCTTGCCATGTGGCGGCCTCAACAATCATTACGCCTTCCTCGTCGTAACTAAATTTTGTTGGGGTTACGCCTACCGATACCGCGTCAATAACGCCGTCATTGGCAAGGGTAAGTGCTTCGTCGCCTAGTCGAGTGGCGCTGATCTTGGCTGTAAACATCATGCCCTGTGGCGTGTCCACGCGCTCAACTACTTTGCCCAAAATTTGGGTGCTGTCATGTTGCATATAAATTTTTGGGTCACGGCCTGTAACCGGCAACGACCCTTGCAAAAAACGTACTTTTGTTCCGTCTAAAACTGTTGCTGTTTCGTCGTATGTGACTGCTACGCCTGAGATTGAGCGCGACGGCAAGCCCTCTGCCGCCGCTGCATCAACCGTGATCTGTGTGGGGGTTAATCTGATCATAAAATTTATAGTACTCCATTTGGTATCGGTGTTTCGGAATTGTCCTCGCGGTAGTCGCTCATTGAGTACTCACCTGACAAATATTGTGAAACGTCAAATTCGCAGAATGTCCCATTTGGCAATACGTTGTTTTGGCTAAGTGTGCCAGCAATGCAATCTGCGTAAGCGCGTACGCCAAATGTCCACAAATCCATACGTGACTCAGCGCTCGACTGGTACGAATAACTACCAACCGACACGCCTGCAAGGTACGGCGGAATATTGCACAAACGTGCCATTTCCATTGCCTGAAATTCGGCGCTCTCAATCAACAACATTTTGTCAGGGCTAGTTTGCGTTTCGGTGTACGTAACAAACTCATTAAGCGCTGCAGTTTGATTAGTTGCGCGCGCCGCGTTAAACGCCGCTGCAAGATCGGCTAACTCTTGAGCGCTCAAAGGCTCGCCGCCAGTTTGACGCAAAATGCCTGCCGGTATTGCTGACGTAGAGTTTCTGTGACGTGCTGCTTCAAGTTGTAACGCCGTAGATACGGATTGCGTTGACTGGTAAACGATGCCTTGAATTGGCGACAAAAATTGCACAACGTCGTTTGGGTCTAGGTTGCCGCCTTGAAAGATAATTTGTTTTGACGGCGCAAACCAGACGGGACCGGACTGGTCGAGCGTTTGGACCATTGCCGAAGGCAAACGGCTGTACGACGCTGGGTATCCGTCAGCTGTGCGTGACGTAATGTACCAAAACGCGCGACCGTAAAAAAATAGATCGTCAAATGTCCAAGACAAAATAAAATTGTTTGGCAATGTTGGGTCTATTTTGCGTAGCCAAGTGCGCGGTGCAATC